CCTGAAGCTTCGGCCGCGCTAATCACGCCAGGCATAGAAGCTATAACCTGATTTGCATCAAATCCTTTCGCCGCCATTTCTGCCATAGCGCCGGCTACTTCGCCACTAGAAAGCGAGGTTGTAGAACCCATCTCCAAAGCTGCTTGTGTCATCGCATCTAGTTCGGAGGAACTCGCTCCGGCAATTGTCCCAGCTTTTGACATTGCTGATTCAAAATCACCTGTAGTTTTTACGGCGGCAACAAAAGGGACCGTCACACCTGCCGTTATTGCAGCGCCGGCCGTGGCCATCCCTTTGCCGGTATTCTTCAGTTTATCGCCAATCCCTACTGCCTTATCCTGAAGGGTTTTCAACTCATCCAATGCGGATTTCACCGCAGCATTAAACTTATCGGCATCAGCTGTAAGGCTTGCACTTAATACATAATCAGCCATTCGTTACTCCTTTCTTTTCTTGATAGCCTTTTTCATTCCGGCGGCTTTTAAGACTCTCTCGATCCAACCTTGATCGTTGTTTCGATCCATTTCTTCGATGATTTTTACTGCGTTCTCGTTATATTCCTTGTCCACCTTGGTAGGCTTTTTAGGGAACAATTCGATAAAGCGTTTATGCTTCTTACGGTTGAGGTTTGCCTCAGCATTCAGAACAGCGTTTCGCGTCCAGGTTGTGTCCGAAATCAGTTTGTTCTCCTGCTCTTTCCGGATGAACATCTTTTCCTTTTCGGTCAGCATGCCGAATTCAGCCGGGGTCATGTGAAAATGGACAACAAAAAAAGCCAGATCTTTCTCATAAGAGAAGTCCCTGGCTAATTCCGCTCGGCGCAAATCAGCTGGTGTAGGATTGTCGTTTTCGGGGAACGCGCTCTCGATGAGTTCTAGCGGAACATAAACCCCAAGTCATCTTGCAACTTTTCAATAATCGCCATGTTTAAGCTGATCAATCCATTTTCTTCGACCACACCATCGAATAATTCGAGTGCTTTTTTCTGTTTTACTGCCTCGTTTGTCTTTTCTTCCACCAATCCGAAAGAGAACAACTGCTCCAATAACGAATACGGAAGAATCCCATTGTTCTTGGTGATTTCTCCGATGACGCTTGTTTTCGCAGTCAATTCAATCGTCTTCAATTTTTGTTTGTTAAATTTCAAAGTATAGTTCACGCCGTCGACTTCAAACATAATTCCACGCTCCAGTTATTTATTAAGCCACTAGCCAACCGTGATGATTGCTGTAGCAGATTTTGTGCCGTCCTCGGTCGAGGTAGCGGTGATTGTTGCTGTTTGTCCGGCTGTCGCCGTTTCCAGTACTGTGACCAGACCATTTGCGTCCACAGTTGCTACTGCAGCTGCGCTTGTTGTCCAAGTAACCGTATCGATACCGGTCCCTGTTACCGTTGCGACTAGTTGTTCCGTTTCGCCAGGCAGGACGGTAGCGCTAGCCGGCGCCACCGTTACCATTATTGGCTCACTAGGGTGTAATAGTGGACGCGGCATCAGCCAGGTCAACTAATTCACCAGTGCCTTGTAATCCGATCGTATACGTTACCGCATCATCGTAAGGCGCTTCGATTGGGTAGCTATTCAGGATAGCCAAACCGCCGAATAGGTCCTTAGAAGCCTTGATGTTCACGACCTTGATTAAAATTGGTTCCCCTGAAGCAAACGCATCCTTCAGAGCAGTGTGCGTTTCATCCGAACGAACATAAATGCCATCGTTATCGATGGACCATTCATTCAGACCGCCGATAAATTCTTTCCATCCGTTAGAATTCTTTGAGGTCACTTCGAAAGTGTCCTTGTCGCGATTGATTGTCAGTCCTTGTTGACCGGCAACGGCCAAAAGGCTAAAGGTTGTGCTGTTGTATAAAGCTAATACCAAATCTTTCCCGGCAATTGCACTAGTCAATGCGCTTGTCAGTTGTGCGTATAATGGATCTGCTGCCATTTAATCATCCTCCTAAATTTTGGTTTTGAATCCGTAGAATATGGTGAAGTCATAGCCCATAATGGCATGCTTCGAACCGTCTGCTTCATCGTAAATTTGTTGTACGCCCGTCGGTGTCTGCATGATTAATTCATAGCCGGCAGGAAGTTCAATTGCCATCGTCATGGCTTCGGCAAGTTTGTCGATAATTTCGAATAACGCTACCGAGCCATTGGAGCCATCAGCAAACGCATGAATGACAATTTGATAGCGTTCCTTCCACATTGTTTTTGACGGATCTGGAATCTGGCCGATGATTTCCGCCGAGTAATACGGATAAGGAATATCCTTCGGCACGGAATCATAACAACTCAATTGCGTTCCGTCTTGGACCGTCCTGATGACAGCCGCTAACACTGTTGTGAAACTCAATTTCTCAATCATGCGCCTACTCCTTTAGTTTATTTTTCAAATCTTGCTTATAGATCGGTCGTTGCGTATCCACGTTCCGCTTCAGGTAATATTGTCCCGGCACATAGCCGCCGTTCCTGGTCCTGTGGCCGTATTCAACGTGCGGCCCATAATCCATTAGGTAGCCCATGCTGTTTTGAGCATAGCTGGCCGATTTCCGCAGTCCGCCGCCTCCGGTGTAATCCCCAACAGGCGTTCCGCCAGTTTGTTGCGATCGCTTAAAGATTTCCCGGATGTTCTTCTGATTGACGGAATCAAAATCCAATAGGCTTTTCTGCATCAATTTCAGCTGCAGTGCGGTCATTTGCTTCTCGTTCCAAGTAAATTTCACAAACTATCACTTCCATAACGATCCACAATAAGGATGCGCCAACGATCATAATCCGATCCCTTCACTTCTTTAACGGAATAGTAGCGGTCCTCGAATTTCACTTTGTCAGCTTGTTCCAGATAGCTTTTTGATGCCCGGGTGATAATCTTCCTGTTATTGATCGTCACATCGCGATTGTCCAAAGCAATCTCTTGGGCGGTCCAACTCGAGAAGATCCCATCCGCTTGCCAGAATTTGTCTAGCGTATTGATCGGATTGCCTAGCGCGTCCGTCTCCAACGATTCATTTTTATACAAAGAAAGGGGCTGAAATCTCATAGAAATCTCAACACCCCTCTGTTCGTATTTGCTTGTTTTTCTTTGATGGCCAGATACCTGGAGAACTCCGTTTCGTATTCTTTCAGGATATCGTCCACGAAAGTTATGCTGAAGGTGTCGACCCCCTCTGTCTTGATGCCCTCTCGGAACGATCGGTTATACATCGCGCAGATCACTTCAACGGCGATGGAATTCAATTCAATCGGGAACTCAGTAAGCCCCAATCGTAGTTTGATCCGATCCAATGCGGTTGTTTCCAGTTCATAAATCAGATCCGACCCGATTTCAGGAATCCGGGTTCTGACGCGATCAATAATGCTGATTTCAAAAGCCATGGTTATTCACCACTTTTCTTTAGTTCTGCCTTCTTTTCGGGTTGTTCGTTCGTTGCAGTTTTCTTCTTTTGCGCTGCCTTCTTCTTTTGCGCTGCCTTCTTCTTTTGCGCTGCTTCCTTCTCGGCCAATTCCCGACGCATGCGGTTAAATGATGCTAATCCCAAGCGAATCCCTCCTCACCAATAAAATAAAGAGAGGCGGAAGCCCCTCTTAGGCCAATAAGTGTTTGAACTCCACAATGCGGATATTTTTGTTTTCGTAAGCACGAACCCAGTTAGCTGCAGTTGCCAATTCCGCATTCGTTGCAGAGGAACCGGCGACAGAAGCTGCCTGGAAAGCAACTCCGCGCGGGTGCAGGATGAAGTGCTGACGGTTGATGAGGATATCATCCCCTTGCAAGGAATCACGATCCGTTTCAGTAGGAACAGGAGCAGCGCCATTTCCTTTTGCGATAGCTCCGGCGCCGAACAAGTATGTGCTGTACACGCCACCGGCCACAGGCATACCGTCGTCGACGATGACGCGTTTGTCCATGTAGGTAGCAATCGGTTTGTTGTCAGACCCAAAAACAAAGTCAATCAAGTTCTGTTTGCGCAAAGAAGCAAACGTTGCAGAGTGCATTGCGATAGCAGTCAGTTTGCTTTCTGCGTCCCCAAGCTTATACGCTGCATCGATAAAGGTGGAGGCGGTGAATTCAGCAACAGCAGGATCCACGGCACCGGAGATATCGGACTTGTTTCCAGCCATCGAAGCGGCAAGGAAGACGCCTTTCAACGTGTTGATCAGTGTTTTCTGCTCTTGGCGGGCCCAATAAGCAGCGACCAAGTCCCCGATAGCCACCATTGGATCAGATCCGGATAGCGCCGTTGCCAAGTCGTTGGCTTTCCAAGCACGCCCACGCATCAAGAGCGTCGCAACGTCTTGCGCAGCAGTAATTTTACCAGGCGTCAACGGTGTAGAATCGGAAAGAACCTCATCATCACCCGTCAGATCGGACCAGAAAGGCATGTTAATCAGTTTCCCGCCGGCAGTAGCTAGTTTGTCAAATACTGGATCATTTGCGATTACACCTGCTTGTGCGAATGCAGATAATTCTGCGGTTTTTTGTACCACATAAGGATTAAATACCTCAGGTACGATAACATCAGCAATTTTTGTCATTTTTTAATCACTCCTATTTAGCTTGCGCTTTTAATTGTTTAAATAATTCAGGATCCTCTTTGAGCAACCTACCTTGTTCAGTCAAATTGAAATGCTCTTTGCTGAACGGGTTCTTGGATCCTCCGGTTGTCGTGGCGCTTGCCTTTGGCGGTGTGCCAGATAGCGCTTGTTTCACTCCTGTTGTGATTCCTTCGTTCAAGTCATTGGTAATCATTCCGATAAATGCATCCAGCTTGTCTTCCAAGGTCTCGAATTTCCCATTATCAACCAGAAAATCAACATAATTTTGATTGATATTTTTACTGGAAAGCTCTTCTCTTGCTGAAATGCTATTTTCTTTAAGGATTAGAGCACGTTCTCTTTTTTCCAGTGCTCTCACCTTGTCGTGTTCTTCCTTCTCGGCTTTTCGCTGCTTATACGACTTTCGCTCTTCTTCAGGCATATTGTTAGTTTTGAGTTCCTCCAATTCAGCCTGGAGAAGAGCCATACTTTCTTTCAAACCGGCCATCTCTTTTTGATGCTGTTTTTCCTTCCGGTCCAACCTGTCTTTCATAGCACTCTTTGGAACCATTTCTTCTTGCTCTGCCGTATCATCTTCAGTTTCTTCCTGTTCCGCGACTACAGTTTCTTCCTCGGATTCTTCAGCAAAGTATTGTAAATTCAGTTTCATTTTTACTACTCCTTTTTTAGCCTGGGGCGGCTCTTTACTCACGCTTTATTTATGGCGTCCACAGCGAGGCAACGGACAAAATAAAAAGGCCGAGAATAAGCACGGCCATAAGTCATTGTTTAATTGATATCGTACTTGATGTTTTCCCACTTCTTGTAGGCGTCGAAGTACAATTCTTGTTTGTCTCCGTTATACGTGCATTCATAGTACATTCCATCGTGTAAAGGCGTACTGAGCAAGGCCTTATTATTTTGCAACGTCTTACAACTCCAAACTACAAATACATCATGCGGAGGAACGGTCACATGATCGGTGACATCAGCGTGATTGTTTGCGTAAGCAGAAACAAGTTCCTTGCATTTTTCAATAAATATTTGGTTATCCATCTTGACACCCCTATTAATTATTTAGTTTGCTCATCCACACATTTGCTGTAATCAGTATCGTTTCCCCTAAATAACACTTCTTTGGCATATTCGAGCATGCCGATATTCACAATGAGATCGTCGCTGTTCCCGTTGACATAGAAGTTTTCGTTTTCTGTTTCAAACGCAATAACTAATTTTGTGATATCCATCGAGTTCTTAATCAGATAATCAATAATTTCCGGTACTGTTCTTGATGCTTCCAACTCTTCACCACCTTTAAAGTTTACAATCGCCGCCCTCTCCTGGACGGTAGGAGATAGATGTGATCAACTCTTCTCTAATGTTTACCGCTTGGGACATTGTTAATTGCCGCTTGGTGTAAATCTTTCAAAGAGCCATCTCCTCTCAATCATTCTCAATCCCGAAAAACGTTGTCCTGCACCACGGATGGAACGGCGGAAAATTCGAACCGACTTTCGCATTTTCAAACTTGAATTGCTGCCCGTCCAGATGCTCACAGATTTGGCTTGTCCTCTTATCCAGAACTGCAGATATCTCATACCGCTCTATCCCTGCGTCCATAAACGCCTGCTTGTTCGCTTGATTAGTGACGAATGAACTCTCAGTAACCGTCAGCCTCAAAGACTCGTATGCGCCAACCTCAGTCCTTTTCCGAAGGGTCATGTTCATCTCCTGATAACTGTCGCCGCGAATGATGCCATCCCGAATCTCATTGTTAAGCGTGTTGATCAGTTTGTTTTTGTTTTCCCAGATACGATCAGAGAAGTTCGCTCCGTTTGTCCACTTCTCATTCAGCGTTTTAGCCATCGCCTCATTGTTCACTGAAAAAAATGAAGAAGCGCTATCCAGCCCCTTCATCGTCGATAAGTATCCACTCTCATAAGCTTCTTGCAGCAGTTTTTCCAAGCCTTCTTGCTCAAATGCGCCTAACTCGACCATCTGC